CAAGCCTACTTCTTTTGGAAAAAATGAATGTTCAAGTGTCTTATTTGACAATACCGCTTGAATTACATATTCTCCATCTCCGCCTTTTTCACCATTTCCGATTGGTAACTCCATCTTTGGTGAAACTACCCCTGTCATTGTATTAATATCTAGCCCAGTATCATCTCCATCACCAACTACAACTTTAGTAAATGTGATTGGTTTCTTTGTTGCGATGCTTTCAGCTAGTAAGTTATATCCTTTTTTTGTAACACTATTTCTGTTATATACGTCTGGCATATATCCTCCTTAACTATTAATTACAGTAGTTACATGTTTTCTTTCAACTACAACTGCAGCATATAGATTTGCAATATCCATTTGTGTATCAATTCCTATATCTGGCTCAATATTAACAATGCTACTTGTTGTAACATGTACTGCAGCATACACCTGCTCACCTACGTTATGTACATCAGCAATTGATATACCTATGTGCGATGGTTTCACAATCGTTAAGTTTTCTCTAATTTGATTGACTGCATACACAAATGACGAATCATAGAATTCTATTTTTAATAATCCGCTCTCAAATTTAACATCCACATCATCTAATACGAATGTCTTAATGATTGCTTTAATCTTTTCTAATGTACATTTACCGCTATTGTTCCATAGCATTTGTACAATGTTTCTACGTTGTTCAATCGAACCTTTAGCTACAATGCCTAAATCCTTTTCATACACACGCAAGCCACGTTCACTTACTGTATCAAAGAACCCATTGTCTAATAGTTCATCAAGCAACACATCAATATCTTGCAGTTGTAACCCTGCTGATTGATATAACTCACGAACCCACGGATCATTGCGATACATTTTGTTGATAGCCTTTAATGCGTACTCTTTGAATTGAATCTTATTCATTTAGAACCACACTAACTGTGCCTAATGTAGCAACTTGTTCTATTGTTAAATCAATCTTTGTAGTTTGGCCATTGACTGTAACGCTTGCATAGTCGGTTACTCCAGCACTATCGATTATGATATTGGCAATTTGTGCAACTGATACATAATCTTGTTTAAACGCAATTCGTTTTAGATATTTAGTAACCGCATCAGTTATATCAGCCGTAATAGTTGACTTTGTAGCAGTACTGATATGTTTAACTCCAGTTACTTCTACATTAATTGGTACGTTGGTAGCACTAACTACAGTACAATGGGCCCCGATTGGTGCTTGCCCTGCTCCGATACCTTTACTATCTGGATCTATATAATCTTGTACACGCTTAACTAAATCACTATCAGCAGGTTTTCTATCGGAATTAATGATGATAACTTTAACTGTATTGTTACCATTCCATAACCCTATGACATGAGCCTCACCAACACCTTCGACTTCTTTTGCCCACTGTTTATAGTGGTAATCGTTACCGCTCGTTGCTGGCTCTCGTAGTTCCTCATAGTAGCGTTCACGTAAATCATCATCTGTTTCTTCATCTTCGCCATTGATTGCCGCATCATCGTTGATTACATTATTTATACCAGCAATAGTAATAGGCATCTGCGTGATTGTTCCTTTAGGAACATTACCAACACTACCAGCTTGCATACATCTGATTTTAATTACTGAATTCTTTTCTACATCCTTTGTTTCAAGGCTTTCATATTGAATACCAGTTTCGCTTTCAAATAAATCACCTGCATGAATAGTGCCTGTTCCATCGACTATACGCAAATCACATACTGCCTTAGTGGCTAATTTACGTTGCGTGCCTTTGCGTTGAAAACATACACGAGTTAATTCATCGCCTGTTAAGTTATCAACGTTCTGTTTCCATTCGATTTCTTCTGCTTTTTTCCAAAGTTCAAGAATAGCGAATGCCTCGCCCCTCGTTAAATCATACGTAGGAAAGCCTTCGGTCTTTTGATAGCTATCGTCAATGTGTTCAAGCATCGTATTATGGATGTTATCTACACTATAATTCGAGTTCATAATCTATCTTTACCTCCTCTCCTGTATTTGTTACGACTGTAAAATAAAAGATACCAGCGTTGAATTGCCAATCTTTGACAATCACTACACATGGTACCTTATTCATAATGCCCTCTGTTATACGCCGTTTAATTTCTGCCACTTTGTATGACCTAGGCAATCTATATCCTAATAGTTTTCGTAAGTCTAACCCAAAACTATCAGTATAGATCATATATTTTTTCATTTCTGTTCGGATAAATAACTCTATCCATTGCTTTATTGCCTCTATCTGTGTATCTTCTACATTTCTTCCGTCTTTAAACACAAATCTATGTGTCTTGTAATCAAATGCGAATGAACGGCCTACCTTATGTTGTGCATTGGTAACTGTGGCCGTAGATTGGATAGAGTTAGTAAAGTTATAGTCCTTTGGAAACATTACACACCTTCCTTAACTATATCTACGATAAAGAAATGTTGCTCATTTTCATCTGGAATGACTAATACTTTATCCCCTGGTTTCCATAGTTCATCAAGTACTATCTTTCCACTACCCTGTGCACTATATGGAGGGCTACCAGGGCAATCTTTATGAGCAATAGTACCACTATGTCTGTATGAATACGTTGTAATGTGATGTATTAGTTGAAAGCATACATACCCATTGGATGCATTAATTTTAAACTTTCCGTCTTTAATTGCTACTTCCCATGGTGATGTACTGATTACTTCGCCTAATACTGCTCCTATTCGTACAGGATTAGTTCTATTTTTGAACTCAGATGCCATTCTACTGTGCCATTCTTCCATATTCTCACCACCTATGACATCTTAATAACCTTAGTCGGTGCTTCGCCATTATGCCATGCATAATTTGCATCAGAATAAAACATTGCATGACCAGCACTGCTACTATTCCCAAATGCTCCACCTGCACCATCTGAAATAACTACATGATCATTGTTGCCATATACTAAAATATCGCCTTTATTAGCATAGCCATTAAATGTTTCTACCTTGTAGCCTGCATTTTGTGCATTATTTACAAGCGTATCTACATCAGCTGTGCCAATATCAGCCTGTTGCTTTAGGAACGGACTATAATATGAGCCAGCTTTCACCGCCACATCCACGCACCCATTATCACGATATACGCTTTCATATCCGTTGAGTGCGTTCATGCCTGCATCTACTTGTGTAGCATTAGCAGTACTGTTAGTTGCATTAGGTGTAACAGTTGTAGTAGTGCTTGTTTTATACTTGCTTGTGTCTAGTTCAGCCTCTACACGTTTTAAATCTAATGTCATTGTATGGTTCACTCCGTAATTATGCTTGCAATTAGTAACTAAGAATTTATCATGAATATCTACTGTGTAATCATTGATGATAATTACACGGCCACTGCGTACAGTATCATCACCTAATAGAGTAAGACTTAGCTTTTCCTTAATCTTATTACTATCTTGAATTGTTTTCTTCGCAATCTGTGCCGTTTGTGCCTGTTTCTTATCGTCTACCTTTATGATTTTCTTAATCAAGCCATATTTCTTGATGCTTTCATCATCTTGGATAGTCGATTTTACGGACTTGCTCTTTTCCTTGCTAGAAATTGCCACGATACTATTACGCATATCTTCCATGCTCAAATCTCTTGAGTAATTATTAATTGGTTGAGTTATGACCTTATCTAGTACCAAATCTTTATAATCTTCTACATGTACTTTACCTTCTCTATATTCTAGGCGGTATTTATACCCTGTTTCTTCGGTAGCCTGTTTGATGATGTCTTTGATTACATCCGATACAGGTTGCCCTTGATAGATTTTCTTGATTTTAGTCTTTATGTCGGCCACATTTCCAAGCGGTACATCATTTTCTTTGCATACCTTCTTGATTGCCTCTAACCCACTAACTCCATTGAACTGTATTTCAATCTCTGATTTATTGAGATAAAAACAGTAATCAAAACAGGTATAAGTATATTTATTAGCACCACTCTGTTTTTCGCTTACGATGATGCCTTGAAAGACTACTTCTTCCTTTGGTTCTTCGTTCAGTGTTGTAGTAGCACTCTTATTGTTATTACTTACTTGATTACTAAACTCTATCTTGCCACCAATTGCTAGGCGTGTGCCCATCATATTAAAGTCAAATGGATTATCCGCTAAATCAAATGTAAATTCTTGCCCTAGCGTATCAATGCCATCTGACCTTTCATAGTTGTTTGTGTAAGCTGTAATTTCACGTGTTTCTGTAACATCCTTACCATCTTTATCTTTCGTTACGTTGGTATATTGGAGTTTCATTTCTTCCCTCCTGTGTTGGATGTAGTGCTTTTCGTGTCCTTACTAGCCTCTTTATTTTCACCGCCTGTGTCTGATTGTGTTTGCGTAGATGTATTAGTGTATACATACTCTTCAATACCAATAGTCGCTTTTATATCGCCTACCTTATCCCATGTGTATGATAGATCATTAACCACACATGGCATATTGAGTATTTCATTTCCATCAGATTGAATAATGCATATCCGCATCACGGCCTTTGTTTGCCGTTGTGCTTGAAAAAACTGTAAGCATTGTAGTCCATCTGTACCATTGCCACGAATGAATGAATAATCTTTCCCTACAGGTAAAAGAATATTATCAAGGCTTAATGTTCTAAGACCTAACGGCCCTATTAACTTAATATCGCCTCTTAATCCGTTGAAAGTTTCATTCTTTTGTGGCTCATTTATTGTTGGTAATGGATTAGGTACTACAGGCAATGTGATGTACTCATCTGTCAATTCAGAATGAAATACTATGTCTGTAGTTGGTTTCTTGTCTAAATAATCTAAGACTTTCCCCACTAATCCATGTGATAGTTTATCAGCATATCTTGTAGCACGTGTAATTGCCATTTTTTGCAATTCAGCTTGCTTAGATTGTATGCGTTGCTGCATGACCTTCTTAGCACTGTCTTGAAATCTCATATTACACCCCCTACATGTTGCCCATTGCTAACATAATTTTATCCGTGATGTGATTACCACATGCATCCATGAATTCTTCATTGCCAATTACATTGCCTTGTACTGTTACATTAACAGTAACATTGCCTCTGTTGTTGGCTAATTGTCGCATGCTTTCATCATGTGGAATCACTTGTGATCCATTCGGTAAATTGATAATTTCACCACGTTGATTTTCATTAACGTATGTAGGGCCACCTTTCCAGTACTCTGTACCTGTTGCGTTTCCATCGCCATCAAATACACGGCCAACTGTTTTGTTGTACAGCCATTGACCGCCCTCTTTAATAGCATCGATTTTATCGCCTGCCCATTGCAATTTATCTTGTACCCAACCAAGAACACCTTCTGCTACGGATTTAATAATGTCAAAATATCCAGTAAAGATTTTTACAAGGCCATTGAACGCCATATCCCAGTTGCCTGTGAATACACCTGTGATGAAATCAATGATTCCGCTGAATATCTGCGTTACATCGTCCAATATCGGTGCAATGATTGTCATAAATCCGTTATATAACTCTGTAATCAAAGCAATAACACTATTAACAAACTCCATGCATCCACTTACAATGCTCTCCCATAGTTCAGATGCATAGGTAGAAATTGCATCCCATACGGATAACGCTACTTCTTTTACTGTATCCCAGTTATAAATCAACAATGCCAATGCTGTGATGATTGCATATATAGCAAATAACATAGGATTAGCTAGCATGAGCATATTTAAAATTCGCACTACTCTAATGACTGTTGTGAACGCCCCTGCTATTGAACTAATTAATGGAATTACTTTACCAATAACATTAAATGCAACAAATCCTACTGCTACGGCCTTAATAACAGGCAATAAGAATCCTAGATTTTGAGTACACCACTTAATCACATCACCTAGTCCAGATATAACGCTTTTAACAACGCTCATTGCACTGGTTAGATTTTCTTGGATGCTTTCCTTGTTATCATTTACCACCTGTGCAATGTAGGTAAAAGCACCGCTAAACAGTCCAAATATATCTTGTATTACAGGTGCAATGATTGGCATGATTGTACTAGCTAGATCTATAAATGCTTTTTGCATTGGCAATAATGATTTACCAATAGTTGCCATTAGTGCTGCCTGTTGGTTCTTCATTCGTTTGAGTTGTCCATCTGGAGTATTAGCTAATATTTCATTCTGTTTAGAGAATGTGCTATTAACTACTTCATTAATTGCAGCTAACTTCTCGGCCTCTGTACCATTCTTGATGATTTC